GTATGCTTGTCATTTCCTTTTGACGGAGAGAAGTTGACGACAGGTATACCCATCTTTCTCAGTTCATCAGTCAAAGGTTGACCTGATGCTTTGGCTTCTACAATAACTGTATCAGGATCCCAATACTTCCATTGTTCAAAAGCAACCTGCTTTAGCTCTGGAAAATCGTATCTGCCTTTTTTAGAGTCTAATAATATCAAACTAGCAGGTGAGTCGTCATTTAAATAAAATACACCCCATGTCGTGATAGCTGAATAGTCGGCATTTTCTTTTTTAGAAAAAGCTGTATCGTAAGATTGTATGACGTGCTTTAATGCCGGTATATAATCCTTGTCCCAAATCTGCCACCATTCTCTTTTGATAATAGCTCCTTCTTCTGACGTTGGATTTTGCATATACTGTGCATTCCATTTCTGTAAACTAACTGATGCCTTAACACCTTCTAATTCTTCTAGCTTCCAATACTCTGGCCATAAAGGTTTGTTGCTGGGTAAGATAGCCGGAAACTCTACAACATCCCACTGATCAGCTTTGGCTTCTCGCTGCGTGCCAAGTAATCTCCCTGTAAGATCCTTTGTATTCCATCTTGTCATTACAACAATGATTGCACCACCTGGCTGCAAACGTTGACGAGGACCTGACGTATACCATTCGTATGCTCTCTCCATTGCTTCTTTGTTCATAGCATCTTGTTCTGAGTGCGGGTCATCAATGATAAGTAAATCTGCACCCCGTCCAGTAATAGCTGAACCAACACCGGCTGCGTAATACTCACCGCCTTGCGCTGTCTCCCATTTACCAGCAGCTTGCGAATCTTCTCTGAGTCTAGTTTTAAATACTGCTTGATATTCTTGTGAGTCGATTAATGCTTTTGCTTTACGACCGAACCTAACTGATAGCTCCGTGGTGTTAGTGCTCTGAATGATTTTGAGCTTCGGGTTTCTACCCACCATCCAGGCGGGCAGCAAGAAGCTAGCGAACTCAGACTTTGTGTGTCTGGGTGGCATGTTGATTATCAATCTTTTTAATTTGCCTTCAGCCAGCTGATTAAATTTTTCAGCAACTATCTTGTGGTGTGATCCCTCTATAAATTCAGGCCACATATGTTTTACAAAAGCCATAAAGTCAGAATGTATTTTGCCTTCTTTTCTTTTTTCTTGGTATTGTAAAAACGTTTTCATGAAGTCTTTTCGGACATCAGGGGGTAGCTTTTTTATCTTTTCAATATCTATTTTCATTTCAAAAAATTTTTATGCAAAATTTTTAAGGATTAATTTTGAAACCTAGCAAGTATTTTCCTGTTATCTTTGTAAAAGACTTGGCATAAAGGGTATACCTGTGGGACCCCTTACGGTTGTATATTAATTACATTATTTTATTTACAGGAAATTTGCAATGGCTTTGGTACCTCTATGCTCGTTGCCCGAGGCCCGAAGGGCCGAGGTAACGCGGGCGGCCGAAGGCCGCCCACATTGTGTGGCTAATCTAATAAAGTCATGTATGCTTTGGGATTCATTCTACTAAACCTATCTAATCCCTCTTGCATTAATTCATATTGCCCTAGTTCTTCAAACTTCTTAATCATGTGGTAATGTATAGTCTCGCTTTGAGTTAACATCTCTGACTGACCTGAGTAAGGGTTTGTTACTTTGATGTTTCGTTCTTCTGTTTTTGTTTCCATAGTCCTAGATTATCCTACACTACTAAGCTTGTCAATATGTTTAATTTGATAATCGTGACCATTCCAATCTTGTCTTGTTTCCTCTCTTATATCTATCGGTGTTTCGAGCGGCTCGTGCCGCGGCGCAATCCTTATGATTTGTTCTGCGTGTTTATTTGCAAAGTCATTGTAACAACCATTGCTACAAAAAAATTGAAAGAGTCCACTCGGATAACCATTGTCATTTATTCTTATCTTTCTAGTTCTTAAAACTTTAGAACCCTTGCTACCTCGTATTCGGTCTTGTGTTGATTGAGTATGGCAACTCGGTCCGTGACACCAATTAAAATTACTCATTGTGGTAATCCCCCAATCATTGACGCAACACCACCAACTGAAATCAAAATGCCTAAGTAGACATCTTGACTATGTATTGCGTAAATTAATCCTAACATTGCAACTGCAAATCCTATTAGTACCATTAACATTCGTCCTATTATTTCTGCTTTGTTCATATTTTAATCCTCATATTTCCTGTAGCCATTCGCCAACCGTCTGCGTCTAAATCCCAATAAGTCAAACAAGGACTTCCGTCTTTTGAAGTTCTTATCTGTCCTTGCGTTCCGTCAGGTTTATCATACTGCCCTTTCCTCGTTATAAAAGCCTTATGCTTTTTTGCGAAGTAAGTTATAAAAAATGTTCCTTTGTTTTGCATTGTGTCCTTTCTGTTGTTATGGGATTATCCTACAAGATAATCCCATATGTGTCAATCGTTAATTTACACTTTGTTTTTCGTATTGTAGCCTTGCCTTAATCTTATCTTCTCTAGTCTGATTTTTGTTCTTCATACCTTTAATCATACTTGCTAGATTACTAGGATTGTAGATTGTTAAACCAGTAGAATTAGTTCTAACTAATTCTGCCTCATCAACTTTGATACCTAGTTCGGTTGCTAACTCAATACCCTCACTTAGATATCTGTATGCTTTCAATCCAATCTTTAATTGGTCTGTCTGCTTTGTGATACTATCAATCCAAGTTTGGTGTTTGGAAACAACATTGGCTTTTGCCATTCGCCATTGTTCAAACAACTCATATTCATTTTTAGTACAAGCGATTGCTCTACTTCTACAATGAGAAGTTCCAATGACATCAAGTAAGAATTGTTTATCAAACTTTGAAGTCATACCAGTATGTTCATCATAACGACCTTTACCTAGAAACTTATTGTTTGCGTCTATGTGTTTGGTCTTATGTGGGTTGCTATCCTTACCTGATTGTTGTGCAATTATATCAGGATTGCAACCATTGGCTTTTAGTTCTTCTCGGTAATATGCGTGAGCGAAACTATCTCGGTCATCACTATCGCCATACTCATTACCATTTAGATTACCAAATAATCCAAAATCAAAGTGTGATTGCGTTTCTGTTTTCTCGCCGTCCTCATCAACATCTTCCGAGTGTGAAAAGTAAAAGCACTTGTCTTTTGCAACTACATCAAGAGGGTCGCCATACTTTTTCTTGAATTGTCGTAGAGTATTTACATCTTCTATTGGGTAAGACCTTTCTACAACTGCTTTTGCAGTATCAAAAGCGTGTGTTTGCATTTCGTCAAAGTTCTCTCGACTTTCCATAAATGCTTGTCTTTCTTGCGTGTCCTCGTTTTCGAATACATCTTTTATACGATTGTATAATTTGTTTCTGTATTCGGTGTTCATTCTTATTTTAGACATATGTCCTTTCTGTTTTTATTATTAATAATATAGGTTTATCCTATTGACAAAAGATTGTCAAATGTTTATATAGTGTTAGGAATTGAGGGATAGAAATCCTCAAGTCCTTTCTGGCTCCTGGGTATGAGCCTTGATAATAAAGACCTGGTTTAATGTGGATGATAGCTCTGACTTGCGCTGGATCCACCTTGAGCCCTGATCACTCTGGGAGCCCCGCGGGCATTAAACCAAAGCTTGCTTGAGTGGTCTGGGGTCAAGCTTGAGCCCTGATCCGTTGTTTACTCAGATATCGAGAGTAGATGTATTCTAGAGTTTCTACCAACGGATCTGGGGTCAAGTACCTGGACCGTAAGTCCAGCAGGCCTGTCACCTGGGTTATTAAAATAAAGCACGCCGGCCTCGGCGTACTTGACCAGAGCGACAAGCGACAAGCAGCAAGCTTGACAGTGACTGAAGGATATTATAGGATGTATTTAGAAGGAGATAATTATGGACAACAAAACATTAAAAAGAATTGCTAAAGCGTTAGAAGAACTAATCGCTCTGGTGAAGGAAGACATGAAACCTAAACGTGCCAAAAAGAATTAAACACAACGACCTGCTGCCATGGTTCACAATGGACCATGACCAGCTGCCGGATGCATACCTGAAGAGTTGCCAGAAATTTTTTGACGGGTTACAAGCTACAAGCAACAAGCGGCAAGCCACAAGCTTGCCACAATCTGGCGCTATGGTAGATCCACTGCAAAAAATTAGAAAGGTTATAATATGAAAACAAGTGAAGCGTTAAAATTAGTAGGCGGCCTAAGCAAGCCGTCAAAGATGCCCGGCTGGGCCTATGGTTTACCTGCCAAAGAATGCAAGACAGGAAGTAAATTAGTAAAGGTAGCTGGCAGCACCTGCGAGGGCTGTTATGCCCTGAAGGGTTGTTATGTTTTTAAAGTTGTACAAGATGCACAATACAGGCGACTGGCCAGCGTCAAGCATGAGCTCTGGACCGGGGCAATGGCTCTTCTGATTAATTCAAAAAAATCTAAATGGTTCCGCTGGCATGACTCTGGAGACGTACAGGACGAAGCACACCTCCTGAAAATTTTTGCGGTGTGCAGGTTAACACCGGGGACCAGACACTGGATGCCAACGCGCGAAGCGTGGGTTAAGCACTTCTTGCCAGAATGCCCATCTAATCTTACAATTAGATTTAGCGCGCCGATGGTGGACCAGGCTGCACCTGCAAGCTGGCCAACAACATCAACAGTCGTAACATCTGGGGCCACGTGTCCAGCTCCGACTCAAGACAATGAATGTAAAGACTGCAGGGCCTGTTGGGATCCTGAAGTTAAGAATGTAGCATATGGCCAGCACTAAATTTTACACTGACATTCAGGCTGTACATAATGACTGGTGCCGTGAGAACGGTTATCCGGTTAGATGGTGCAAGCCGCAAGCAGTTACGAGCGGCAAGCTGCAAGCCACAAGCAGCAAGCGGCAAGCCCCGAGCAACAAGCGTCAAGCTGCAAGCCGCAAGCGACAAGCGATCTAATATCTTTTCCCTCGTAAAGTTTCCAGTCTCTAGTAGCGAGAGACTTTACCAAGATAAATGTATTCTTAGGATGTTGCACATGAAACGCAATTTGATGTGGTGAGAAGCGTACTTTATTACTTCGTGTTACTTTCAACTCAACTGTAAAAAACTGTTGGTGTTTGGTGTAACCAAGTACATCAGGAAGCCCAGGAACTGCCAAATTTTCGATACGATTCCAACATATTGTTGGCGTAT